ATGCTTGAGGACCACCACTTGTACAAGGCTGCGATCGAACATTCGCCGATAGGGATCGGCCTGTGCGCGCCGGAGGGTCGCTTCCTCGACGTCAATCGTGCGCTGTGCGCGCTGACGGGCCACGAAGCGCAGGCACTGCGCTCGCGCGCGCTGTTCGACCTCTGCCATCCGGACCATGCGGAGCGGACGCGGCGCGGTGTGCAGGCGCTGCTCGCGGGCGAGCGCGAGGCGCTTTCGATGGAAACCCGCCTGGTGCGCCATGACGGCAGCACCGTCTGGGTGCAGGCCGATCTCGCCGTGGCGCGCACCGACACCGGGAGCGGCGGCAGCCACCTCATCGTGCAGCTTCAGGATGTGACGGCGCGGCGCCTGGCGCTGGAGGCGCTGCGGGCATCGGAGCAGCGTCTTGCCTATGTGCTCGACGGCGCGGGGCTCGGTACGTTCGACTGGTCCACGCGCGCGCGACACGTCTCGTTCAACCGCCGCACCGCCGACATGCTGGGCTACGAGCCGGCCGACCTTCCCACCGATCCGGATGCATGGTTTGCGATGGTGCATCCGCAGGACGCCGTGCTGAGCGTGCGCCGCATTTACCGGCACCTGCGTGGCGATGCAGACAGTTTTGAAGTCGAGCAGCGCATGCGGGCCCGCCACGGCCAGTGGATCTGGGTGGCGGCGCGCGGCCGCGTGACCGAGCGCGATGCGCGCGGCGTGGCCACGCGTGTGAGCGGCACGCTGCTCGACGTCACCAAGCGGCGCGCCGCACTCGACCAGGCGCACCATCTGGCGCTGCATGACCCGCTGACCGACCTTCCCAACGCGCGCCTGCTGCGCGACCGGCTGTTCGTCGCCATCCAGGCCGCACGCCGCGCACGCAGCCAGGTGGCCGTGGTCTTCATCGACCTGGACCGGTTCAAGCCCGTCAACGACGAATACGGCCACGCCGTGGGAGACCTCGTGCTCAAGGCCACGGCAATGCGCCTGCGCAGCGCCCTGCGTGCGTCGGATACGGTGGCGCGCCTGGGCGGCGACGAATTCGTGGCTATCCTCACGCATTGCGCCACGCGGCAGGACGTCACGCAGACGATTGAACGCCTGATCGAGCAGTTGCAGACGCCGTTTCGCGTGGAGGGCCACGTGCTGTCGATGGGCGTGAGCGCCGGTGTGGCGCTGTACCCCGCAGACGGCCGCGACGCGCAGACGCTGATCCGCAATGCCGATGCGGCCATGTACGAAGTCAAGCGCGCGGGCGGCAATGGCTTCGGCTTTCATGCCTCGCTCAATTACGAGCGGCTGATGGGCATGCGATCGCGCGAGCGCGGCCGTGATCGCGATCGCGATGTCGACGGCGAGGCCGGCGCGCGCTGAGCACGGCGCGCAAAACAAAACGGCCCGCCGCAATGGCAGGCCGTCTTCTTCGGGGTGAAGCCGTTCAGAACGTGTAGCGCAGGTATGATTTCGCGGATCACGTAAACTACTGATTTCATGAGGAAAAACGACATTTTCGTGTGCTGGCTCATGGCGCGAAAACGAGTTTTGCAGCGTAATGAAATCAAGCACTTGCGTTGACGTTTTGAACAGCGATGCCACCATCACTTCGTGGAGAAAGAAATGAAGAAGATGGTGAATGCTTTGATGGCCGCGTGTGTGTGTGCGGCTGCTTTGTCAGCATGTGGTGGCGGCGAGGATGACGCCACTCCGCCCCAGAATCAACCTGTCTTGCGCCCTCCGGAGAACGGGGTATGTGCAACGACTGTGCCGATTCCGCCAGATTGCCCTGTGCCCCACAAATAACTGCCGTAACTCTTATCCCCGGTTGTCTGTTGGAATCCGGGGGTCTGCTTGCATCTTGCCGCGGAAGTAGGACGCGATCCCTAGCACCGGGGTTGCCAGACCGCAAATTGCTGCCAGCGAACCTAGAGCCGTAGGAAGGGCGGCGATCGCTTTGTCGGCGCCCGGTGCGTTGAATACCTGGGCAGCAAACACGCCCACCACCAAAACAGTTGCCAACACGAGATTGAGTCCGAAGCAGAAGCCGATGAAAGGCCGCCAGCTGTACGTTGGCCAGTGGTCAGATTTTGCCTCAGCCTGCATGGTTTCGTTGACGGAGGCGGTATTGGCCACGTCTGCAGTGAGCTCGGCCTTGGTCACATCCGCTGCAATTTCGGCCAAGTGCGCCTGCTGCTCAAGCACCGCTTTCTGAAACTGAAATGCCAGGTTCGGATCTGCAGCGAGCGCGGCGACAGTGGCATCCGGCGAAGACTGCCCGGTCACTTGCTGGGCGATGCCAACCACCTTGCCGGCCACTTCTTCGGCCTTCTGGCCCCCAAGCCAACCGGCGATCATCGGCGCGAACTGAGCCAGCGCCATGGCGATAGGAATCAGTGGCATCAGATTGCCCCTCGTTTCAGATTGTCTGCGATGCGGTTAGCCCATCCCCGCCCGAACGTGGGCCACGTCTTGAGGGCGGTGAAGTACCGCAGGCGAATGGCATTCCAGCGCAGAATAAATTTGAGCGGATCTGTTCCTTGCACAGCCGTGATGGTTTGTGGCCCGAGCAACCCATCTACCTTTGCGCCTGATGCACCTTGCATCCAAAGCACGGGGTGCCCCCCGTTATAGTTAGCATCGAAGATCTGGAAGGACACACGCGAATCGAAGCTGTCTAAGTGCAGCGGATCCCAATACAGTTTCTTGGCGATGGCCTTGGCTGTCTCGCGGGGTAGCTCACGCATCGGCCCTGTGTAGCCATACGCACGAGCCACGCGAGCAGTCACGCCCCACATGGTTTCACCCCCGGGGTCTTGAGGATGATTGCTGTAGCCGCCTTCGTTGCCGATCAATGCGTCGAAAGCATCATCAAAGGAACTCATTTAGCAAATCCCAATTTGACGGCCGCAAGATAGCAAGCACCACCAAATGCTAGAGACAGAAGTCCCTTAAATGTCCACCAGCCAAATGCTTTCATCTGGTCGCCCATCCATTCCTTTATGGCCTCTTTGACGACTTCTTTGTCTAGGCTGCTCTTGATTTCTTCGCTCACTATGTTTCCCCTTAGCAGTGCTTGTCGTGTGAATTAAGGTTGTCGAACAACGAACACCACTTCGCAGCCGATGTTGTCGACTACCTCACACATGAACGTCATGACGCCGTATTGCACCTGAGCAGAAGATGCTGTCGGTTTGCCATTGCTGTTGTAGATTGCCGAGAAGCCCTCAAATGCTTCCAGAACATACCCAGATGGCAACTGCACTGCGACCGAGGCATATGCGCCCACCCCGGCTGATGTTGGGGTGTAGCGGAATGCGATCTTGTAGCGTGCGCGTTTGCCGGATAGCGTCTCCATGACTGTGACCGCTTGAGAAACGACGCTGCCTGGCGCTCCTGAAGATGAGCTGTATGCCACGCTGATTGTCGGCGGTGGATTGGTCGGCCACACCTGCAACGGCTGAATCGAGCGGATGTTGCTCGACGTGCTGTCGAAGTAGTAATTCTCCGAAATGCCATCCGCTAAGCGCGATTCGAAAATGATGTCCGATGAGTACAGCGCGTAGCCGATGTTTCCGTTACCATCAGTCCCAGTGTAGTACCCATCAACCTTGATATGCTTACAAGACCGGAAGGATGAATAAGCCGTGAACTGGCAGTCGTCTAGTGTAACGTACCTGTAGTAAGTCCCGTGGCTCGCGTTATCCGCATTAAGCGGCCCGAAATAGACAGCAGGCTCCGGAGCGAAGGCTGGCAAATTCATTCCATTGTCCAGCTTACACTTACGCAGCGTGATGTTGCCTCGCGGAATCCACCCAGCCACCGCCGCGTCTTGGTCAATGAAAAGTGCTGGACGAACGTTCTGCGTAAAGTCACAGTCCTCGATCAACAGCCCATCGATATTAGAGCCAATACCATAGCCCTCCACATCTATAGGGCTCCCATAAAGACTGCCAGCGAGTGACAACCCCGTTCGAGCCCCACGTGTACCCGTAGAGTACGGATCGGTCGTATTCAGGTCCTTGCCGTTGTTGTTGGCTTTGATCTTGCGGAACGTGACATTCAACAGCGAATCCGCCGACATACCATGGCGGCGATTCCACTGGAACGTGCAGTTCTCGATCAGAATGTTATTGAAGCAGAATGTACCATCGCTCGTAGATGCGCCATTGGAGAAGATTTCCAGTCCGTCGCATGCGCAGTACGTCGCGCTTGAGTCGCGGATGGTTAGATTAGACACCGACCCAAGCACGCGAAACCCATGTCTGCCGCCATCTTCTGTAGCTGACGAAATGTTGGTCTGATTTGCTCGATTTCCGTTGATATTGACGTTCTGAATCAGGATGTTTTTCTTCGCGCTCGTAGTGCCGTCAATCGTGATCGGAGCGGTAAAGTCGGTTGTACTTGCTTTGGTAATGAAATTGGCATCGCGGATCGTACGGTTTGATGGGATGTTTAGCGTGCCAACAGAGTAAGTCGCGTCAGCACGTCCATACACGCAACCAACTGCGGTAATTGCGGCCTGACACGCGTTTGTATCGTCCGTAGTCCCATCGCCCTTTGCTCCGGCCTGATGAAAGCTAATGCCAATGCTGTATTCCAGTTTCCACCGGCCGCCATCTGCAGCTACGATGATTGTGCACCCATTGTCCGAACTTGAGACATCTGATGGGTCATACCAGTAATCGCCGCCACCGCCATCACCAGCCGAGTAATACCCGGTGACAAAGGCGCGCGTGTACGTTGTTTTCGACAACCCCCGTAAAGCGGCGATACTATCGACAACCCGGTTGTTCTTCGACAAGAAGAACTGCGATAGTGTGCCGCCGTCAAAGCCAACCAGCGCAGCTCCGCCAGCTCCGGTTGTGTTTGATAGCGATGCCGCACCCGCAGGCGCATCAACAATCTGATCCCAGATTGTGACGCCAGAAGCATCCTTAACAATCTGGCGATATGTCCCAGTACCCCAAATGATGGCCTGACCACGACTATCCAGCGTGATAGGATTGGTGTTCTGGATCGTCCCTGCTTGGTCTTGGTACGTGGCTTGGGGATTCAGCGTCCCAGGCGCGTAGTAGCCAACCGTGCCATTCGCTAACGGCAAGCCGTTTTGATCGATAAACTGCTGTTTGCCGTTTTGCAGTAGTTGCATGGATGCCTCAAACAAAAAGGCCACCCGAAGGTGGCCTGAAATGAAAAATCCCCGCACTTGGCGGGGACTGGTGGAACTATGAAACTATGGTTGATTGCTCTTCTGCTGAAGCCGTTCTATCTGTTCTGCTACAGCCTATTTGTGTGGGCATGCAATAGCTTTGTGCATCGGTTCATGCCTGACTGCTGGCTCAAGCGTTTATTGCTGCGCCCCATTTTGGAAGACCGGTAATTGCGGCGTAACCGCGCGCCGCACTAGCGCATTTAGAAGCGCGTTGTTCCGTGGCGCCATGAGTACGCTGCGCATTGCGTCATTACCGATCCCGTTCGCAAGATAGTTTGCAATCGCTGGATTGTTGATGGCGTATTGAGCGGCCTTGGGCAACGCAATACCCCCAGCAGCCCCCAGCGCGGCTTTTTCCCAATCTCCCTGCAATGCACCATAGGAGCCCCCGACAAGAGCGGGAGCCAGCAACTGCATTGTTGCTCTAGCTGCAGTGCCACTGTTGGGAAGTTTGTCGGTCAGGAGATTTCGGCCAGCTTTGGCAAGATCGGGAAGTGTTTGATCTCCGGCCCCATAGACAGACGAACTGCGATTTGCTTTCTGCCCCAAGATATTGGCAAGCTTTGCAGGGGAAATGTCGCCGCTGCCGTCAGTAGCAATCGCCCCCTCAATTTTGCGCATGTTGCCCCACTGTTGACGCGCTTGTTGCAACGCCGCGTAATCAGCTTGGTTGCCATTCGCTGCGGTGGAGCGTTCCAACGCATCGTCCAGAGCGTTGCGCAGTTGCCGCGCCCAATGCCCGACCGCCGTATCTTGGCCGCCCGAGATTCGATCAAGACTGCTTTTGATGTTCTGGTAAGCGCCTCCGTCAATCGCCATCCCAGGGTTGTTTGCCTTATCCAAAACATTGTTGATCTGGCGGCTGATAATTCCCATCTGCTGATCGCTTAGTTCGTTCCTAGCGTTCTGAGCAATGTTGGTGATGGCCTGATTCAATGTGTTGTCATAAGCAACAGGGTTGCGGGCGGCAACATCATTGAAGACTTGACCAATCTTGCTTTTTGCTGCCGCCATAACATCGGGTGTGGCGGCCTCGCCAGCCGCGCCGATGGTATTCAACACTGCATTATTGAAAGCACCTTGTTGGGTCGCTTTTTTGGCCGCCTCTCCTCCTGCCGTGAACGGATTGTCAGTTAAGGCAGAACGAATACGACTTAAAACGGCCGATCCACTTTGTTGCGCAGCATCAAGTGGAACGCCAGCATTGCGAAGCACATCTGCGCCTTGTTGCAGGATAGGGGATAACGCATTTTTGACTGGCTGGGCAATGCGGCCAATCCCATTGACGATGGCGTTACCAGCCATTCCGCCTACAGCGCCCAGACCAGCATTCATAGTCCGGCTATCGTCGGTTCCGACAGGCTGTAAAGAACCTTGAAGCGCCCCAACAGCGGCTGCGGCTTTGTAGGTATTTGGATTGGCAATTACACGCAATGCGTTGGCTGTGTTAGCCATGCCAGCACCAGCCGCCACCTTTGCTCCGATTGTTGCTGGGATAACTGAGGTGGCTAGCATGCCGCCAATATAACCGCCAGTCCCAGCGCCAGTGCGCATAAGTGGCGCGTCCAAGGCTTTGCGCTCATCCTCTTGTGCACGCAAATCGGCTACCGTTTTATCGCTTACCAAACCAGCCTTGTTGCCCACTTCGGCGCCAAGCTGGCGAATGCCATGGCCAAGGTCAACCACAGACTTACCGGCGCCCGCCATCACCTTATCGAAGGTGCTCATGCCGGAAGTGGGGTCATAGGTCTGCTGCTGCGCTGGCTGAGCTGTCTTTGCCGTAGCAGCGGGCGCAGAATCCCACTGGATTTTTGATGCATCAATCTGCGGTGCAATATCAGGCGCTTTATTGCCTTGCGGGGCATCCCATTGGATCTTACTAGGGTCAATGTCAATGCCCTGAGAAGCGCGAACCGATTGAACAGCAGCAGGCAACTTGGCTGCGTACTGCGGGTCTTCTGCGTACCCACCTTTCTTCAGGGCCGTTGCGTATGCAACGGCATCCGGCCCAGTGTTCATTGCGCTTGGATATTTTCGGCTAATCAGTCCACTGAAATCTTGCCCAAAGGCATCAAGCGTTGGATAGGCTCGATATTGGTCTGTTGAGCCCGTCATGTTGTCAGTGGCTGCGACGCCTTGACCCTTGATGTTGCCAAGGTTATTCGTGCCAGGAACAACAGACTTACCCCAACCCGTCTCAAGCCCCCACTGCCCAAGCAATACCATCGGGTCAACGCCGATCTTGCTTGCAACCGCCTGGGCGGTCGGCAGATGCGTGCGCACGAAGGCGTCGATGTCTTTGCTCATTGGTAGTCCACCGAACCGTCAGAGTATTGAACGACCTTGCGCCCGTTGTACGTGCCCGTCCTGACCGGCTTGATCTGCCCGGTAAAGGCGCGCATCGTCGTGCTTGAATTCCATTTCGCAGGAAAGTCTGCGGGATTGCCGCCCTTATTGATGAAGTCGCGATAGGCCTGCTGTTCTTTGCCTACCGCGCCATTCATGCCATTGATGAAACCGATCATCTTTTCGATGCCGCGTGGATCGGTATTCAAGTTCGGATTGTTCTTTAGGAATGCATCCACGTTTGCAACCGCGCCGGTCCCATTGAAGCTAGATTGCATTTGCTGAATGGCGCCCTGCATAAGTACCTTACCAAGGGCTTGAGCGTCCCCCAAGTTGCCACCAGCAATTTTGTCTACGATGTCGCGCGGCACGCCAATAGCTTGAGCGCGCTCGGCAAGATCACGCCATTTTTCCGTTCCGCCACCCGTCTTGACGCCTTGTAGAAGGGCTTGGGCCTCGTTCAGATAGTGCGATGAATTGGCTGCAGCGCGAGCACGACCGTTCATGTCCTGTTCGTACTCCGCTGCCTTACCCTGCGATGCTGTTTCGTATGGCGACAGAGCGGTTTGCACACCGCCTTTTTGATTGGACTGATTGACGAACTGCTCGCGTGTGCCAGTGATTGGCGCGCCTCCTGGCGTAATACCGACCTGCGTAGGGGTAGATGCCGCCTCGGGAGACAAACCGTTTTTGACGGTGTAACCCACTGCTCCAACGCCGCCTTGTGCCATCGGGTTTTCGTTGACTGCAATCGTTGCGGGGCCAGTGTTGATCGTGCGCAATTGTGGAAACATGGCCCGCATCTGCGTTTCGCCTTGAAGCGCAGATTGATAGTGCTGAGTCAGCCATTGGCGCAATTGGCCCGGATCGCTCGGCATGCTCTGCATCTCAGCAGCCACAACTTGTGGAGTTACAGCACCCGCCTGTAGCTGTGTGCTCATGAACCCCAGAACATCATTCGGAGACAGGTCGGGTTTTTGCATGAGCGAGCCAAGACCTTGCCGCAGATTGGTTTGAGTCTTAATAGACTGCTCCAGCTTTCCTGTGTCAAGCGTCTGCTGCTTTTGCTGCGCCTCTAGGATGCTGTTATTGATCTGAGGGAGATTGTAGGCGCCAGCACCGGACGCCATGATCGAGCGAAACTTGTTGTAGTCCGTGTTTCCGTTGGCGTCAGTTGATTCTTTGAATGCCTGCGATGCGGCATTGTTGGCGTCAATTCCTTGCTGCAGCGCCTGCGAATGGAGGCTTGCCATGCGGAATTGTGCCGCTTGCAAGGCAGATTGCAACGGGTTGGTTTGAGCGCCAGTCCCTGCTTTCAGGGGAATCGTGTAATCAATTGGCATGTGATCAACCGTAAGCAGCAGGGTTATTGAAATACGTGGATGTATTGTTCGGGTTGAAAGAAGTGCTCCACGACCCTCCAGCAGCATTGTTGGGACCGCTCATCATCCCGTAGAGCAGCGCATTGCTGCCCACACTGCCAAGTCCATTAGCCAAAGCATTAGCAGAACCGACGCGGCCAGCAGCTGATGCATTTGCGGCTCCCATGAGAGAATCACCAATGCTATTCATGGTTTGCGCCCCAAGAGAGCCATTGGTTGCCGCCGCATTCTGGCCGCTGCCGACAATCGTATTCAGGCGATTGACCCGATTGGCAGCAGAGCCATAGTTCGTGTTGAACGTCTGAAGTGCTCGGTTGAATACATCGTTGTACGTGCTATTTGCAAGACCGCTTGCATAGTCGGCGGCACCTCGTAACGCTGCTCCAGAAGTCCCAAGGCCACGAGCCGCAGCACTGTTCTGGACTGCCTTCAACCCGTTATTAAGGGTGAATTGATAGCCCGGCGTCGCGGCAGCTTCGTCGGCAGTAGGCGCCTTGAAGGTCTGATTTAGAATGTTGTTGGGATCAAGATTCCAGTTAGCGTCATATCCCATCGCAGACCGCAATGGATTGATTGCGCTGGTCCCGAAGTCGATGAATGGGCGGAGATTTTGCTGCGTTTGCTGCCATTGAGCATTCTGCATGTCTGCGGCACGGTTTGCCGCTCCAGCTTGCGCATCTGCTGCATCCGAAGCGGCGCCAGCCTGCATTGCGGAACCTGCAAGCCCCGCTGCGGCTCCTACGCCAATTGCTGCTGCAACCATTGCACTCTCCTTAAAGCCACTTCTCGTATGTCGTCTCTACAGGGTCAAAGCCCAAGAAACGAAACAATGCAGATGCGTCGTGCTGTACTTTGCTTCCAACAGCCCATCGTTTGACTCCGCGACGCTTCAATTCTTTTTCCACAAAACGGAACATGCGCATGCCCGTCATGCCGGTGCGTTTCTTTGCATCCACGTAAAAAATGTCCGGGGTGCATGTTAGGCATGAGCGGTAATGCAGCCCGGGCGCGATGAAGCAAAGCATGTAGGCCACAATTCGACCTTCCTCGCGCCCAACTACAACCAACAGAGAACCGTCGGCTTCGCGTGCGCGATACACATCCACCATCGGCTCTAGCGGGACATCGTGATATTTATGAGTGGAAATCTCTGCGTAGTGCTCGTGCAGCAATGGGAGTGCCTCACCGTAGAATTCGGTGAATTTCTCGACCGCGAAAGTGAGCATCAAAACCTCAAGTCAACGACAAGATGAATTCGGTCTTCGGCGCTGTTATTTACGACTTCATGCATAACTGCGTTTTGGAACCACCAGACTTCACCTGGACGCATCCAGACTTGTTCATCCCCACAGGTGAACACGTTGCCGGGTTCCGATTGAATGACGATGTGATAACGGTCCCAATAAGAGGCGTGCCAAGGCGAATCTTCATGCGGGAAAATCCGTCCCCCAGCCCTAACGCGATTAATCATGCAGCGACCAAGACGCGTTGCCCCCATAGCTGACATCAGGGTCATGATGTGTGCGCGGGCCTCTGGAAGTTCCTTTGCTTCATCGCGCCACGGGCATTCATGCAGGTCATATCCCGCCAGCTTGTTTTGCTTGTAAAGCTCTACTTGCTCTTCGGTTTCGCACGGTACATGGTCCTGAAAGCGCAGATAGATTGTTTCCGTGTCCTCAAATGGGCCTTGCGGGAATTTCCTCAAAAAATCGTCTGCCTTCCATAATTCTGGCTTGCGGTAAATGGCATTCAACAACGGAGTAACATTCACGCCGTCAGCGATCTTCAGGAAATTCCTCACGAGAACAAACCCCCTGCCATTGGTTGAATAGTAACTGCACTTGCCGTATCGCACTTATCTTGCAGTATGTCTCCTGGCCCCATGACCGGGATGTCAACAAGAATCGTTTGAAACGGCCCAATTGGCTGGTTGTAGAAAACATTTGCGGAACCAGCGCTGCCGCCAGATGGAACGGCATATAGCGTTGGCGTGACTGACGAGCTAGTCGCATTAGTCAGACTCACGCGTCCACCACGGAGCAAAACATTAGTTGGTGTAGACGGCACCGTATAACGAGTCACCACAGAAGTACTAAGTACACCCGGGGCAAAGAATTTTGCGTAATTAATTGCCATTTATCCCACCTTGGTAACGGTCACCACAACGGGCTGAGCACCGCCGCTGCTTTGCGTGACTTGGATATTCAAACCAGACAAGCCAATACTCATCAATGTGGCGTTGTTGGACAGTGCGATACGGGCCGCAGACCCATCCGAAATCACCACAGCGAATGCGCTGTAGTTCCCCGTATCGTTGGACGTGAAATTGAAATTGGCGTGCACGAGCCACGCTGCCGGCGCGGTGTTCGGGAGCGTGTAAATCGTTGTCGCTGCGCCACTTGCTACTGACGCCACGGTGGCCGTCGCCGTCTGGAACTTCGGGGCCGATACGGGTCCGCCAAAGTTCGCGCCAGACAGCAGAGCAAACCGCGTCAGGTTCTGTAGATCAATGTCTTCCGCTTCACGCTCATCGATCCGGCGCATCAACTGCATCAGATCGGCCTGCGTCGGAATGGACGACTCCAGCGCATCCAATCGCGCCAGTATCTGCGACAGGTTCTCCGGCGCCCGTTGCTCGCTCCATAGGTCTTGCACGCCCTGCAGCGCAGCCATCGTGGCGGCGTTTTGGGGCGGTACGTCCTGCGAAATCTCGTCCTGCTTATGCAGGCTGTTGATGTCGATGGGAGATCCTGCGCCGCCCGTTCTGTTAAACAACGCTAGAAAAAACGACCACCATTCCGGAGACATGCGCCCATCCGGCAGCATAATTGGGCTGTCAGGACGGGGGAGATTTGCGTTGGTATTGCTCATGTGCGCGCCGCCGACATATTAATGAACGCGCCATTCAGCGCCGTCTTCACGTTGGCTGACCATGACAGCTCAAACACTCGATCCCGCGCATACCCTAGCCGTTGATACTGAATCACGCTGATGTAATCGCCAGCCTTCCCGAGTGAACCGGAAACATAATTCCCCCACGAAAAGCCACGATCATCTGACCAGCGAAGGCGAACTTCTGGCTCCGCTGTATCGCCGGGCAGCCCTTGGCCGACTTCCATATCCGCGACGAACTGACGGAAGAGGGCGCGCTTCCCAGCTGCTCCGATATGGGGGAAGGATCGGATGCGCAGGATCGGGTTGCCGTTGTCGGTGTATGCATTAGGGTCGAGCGAATACACCTTCCCGGTTGCATAGTCCCCAACCAGATTGCGGCCCTGATTGAATGAATGGCATGCGCCGCGATGCCGCGATACCGACCCATCGGCTTCCAAATACCCCCTCTGATGCCATTGTCCTGTTGCAAGGTCGTAGCACCATGTCTTGTTCGCAGTGGGGAAGCTCAAGACATAGAAGGGATGTCCGCCCTGTTGGTACGTATAGCCAATCGCGTCATCCAAGCGGCTGTAAGTCTGGAACTCCTGTTCAATCGCATGTGTACTGATGCGATTTGCCGTGTAGTTTTTGCCCTGTATGACGATCCCCTGACCATTTTTGTCTCGGCCCAACCAAAACAGGTTCAGATCATGTTTAGCTAAAGAATGCTTTGCGACGCATCCTTGCTCAATGAACACGCCAGGCATTCTCCCGAACGTGAAGTCAGCCGACCCGGTGTTATACCAAACCTCTGTTGTCTGCTCGCCAATTAGCCAAACTTCTCGGTGCATTACGCCCAGCGTGACCAACTTATCCGGGAACGTAGACTTTGAGGCAATGTCCAGGGAGTTGAATGTTATGTCGTTGTAGTTCGAGATATAAAATTGTTGGCTATACGGCTTGTTGAAGACAAAAAAGCCATCAACAATGTCCACGCGATCCGCACCATAAAAAGCCGGATCTGAAACAGACGACATGGCATTGGTTGCGAGATTGATCGTCTTCCCACTTGGTGATCCATCAACTAAAAACGCAGACGTGCCGTTGTCAATCATGCAAACGTGGCCGCTTGTAGTGGTCAAACTCCCCAACAACGTATAGACGTTATTCAAATCGACTGAGTACACATTCGACCCGACTACCTCATAGCGCTGGCCCGTAGTCGCCGTGTAAATGCATCGAGATTCCCCAGCCACAGGAGGCGATGAGATGAGTGTTAGACCAGGCGTCGGGTAATGCGTAACTGGTGCAGCAGCATCCTGCGGATTCATCTCTGGATAGAGATTTACGCAGCGCTGCGCATCGGCAATAAGGCTTCTAGCGGTATAAGCGCCACCAGTGAGAACTACTCGCATTTAATACGGGTTTCCGCTGTAGATGTTCCACTTTTGATACGAACGCAGGCCACGAGGCATTTGCATCGATTGAATCTGTGCGTTCATTCGCTTGATGATGCGCTTTGCATTGGCTGCACGGCGGATCAGTGATGGCAGTGGCTCAATCTGGTACGAAGGGGCTAGATACGGACCAAGGTTGTAACGAATTGCCGACGTGTACTGAGGCGGAAGATTGATAGTTGATCCAGGAGCCGCGAACTGCGGCAGAACTTCCATCGTCAGGATATGCAGCTCAAACGACGCATTGGGGATCGGGTAATAAATCAAATTCCCCGTTGGATAAGTCGCGTCGTAGAACGTCCACTCAGGGAAAGATGTAAGCCCCTTTAGAGCGATACGCGCATAGTCCTCGCGCGATTCAATGATCTTGACTGGATAGTCAATTGCGCTTGAACTTCCAGCATTTAGACGCGCATAGGCTGCTTCGATCCTGACTGGCCTTTGAATATTGAAATTGCCACCCGTGCCCACGGTATAGGATTGAGCGCCCGTAGACTGGATAGCCGTGTCTACGAGGTGATACACGCTCAAACGCTCGGCTTGCCATTCGCCCAACATCATGTTGAGCGTGGCAAGACCATCCGCTGTGTCATCAGGCCCGATGCTCTGGCCGATGCCGAGCGCGCCAATGTCTTTCAGCGCCAGCGTGAGCAGATCGACGGCGGTTGTCATTCAGCAGACTCAATGGCAGCACGCAGCTTGGCATTCGACCAGCGGCCATCAACCTTGATGCCTTTTGCTTCAGCTGCCTTTAGCAGTACTGCGCGTTCGCTTTCCGGCTGGGCTTCCAGCAAAGCGGCCTCAGCCTCGGCCGAGTCAACGATTACCCCGTTCACCCATTTCGGATATTCCTGCCAGTCCGGACCTTGCTCAATCGGCGTAAATGGGACCGTTTCGGGAAGCTTCCAGCCCTCACCAAGCGCATGAAACTCAGCCTCGTTTTCGACAAGCTTTGCCTCTTCGCCTTCTTTGCTAACCCATGCCGGGTAGAGTTGAAACTCGTAGGACATTTGATCCCCAGAAGTAAAAACCCCCTCCGAAGAGGGGGCGGATTGGCGAATTAGCATTAACGAACGATGCGGCAAGCCAGTTCTTGGTAGATCGGCGCCCAGCCATACAGCACGTCGATACGGCACGGCACGGTGTCAGTGCCGATTGCGTATTGGCGGCTGATACGCATCGAGATGCCGCGATAGTTGCGGCGAGCGCCCCATGCGCCGTACTGGCTCACGTCTTCCAAGTCAGCGGTTGCCAGCGTGAACGCATCGCGGTGATATGCGAGGTTCGCCACGTACTGGGTCGATGCGGCAATGTCCCACGTCACAGCAGCGCCGTTGGCCGGACCAGCCGAGACGGTTTGATATTGCTGATTCGAGGCAGCCGTGTTGATCGGCGGGAAGATCGAAACGGTGGCATTACCCGAGCCGTCAGCCGTGGCATCTGCGGTCACGGTGAACTGACGCAGCACGCCGGTGGACTGGCGGTTTTGAGGGTTCACACCAAAGACGTTTGCAATGGTGAACGTGTCGCCCTTTTTGACCGTGGCAGCAGCGCCCAAGCCAGCCAAGATCAGCGACGAACCGGTTTGACCGGCGCCGTTGACAGTGCCGTTGGTACGCGTACCAGTCGTAAAGGTGTTTACGTTCTGATCCATGCCGATGTCAAAACCCAGGCCAGACGGCGAGAAGATGCCGCTCTCGTATTGCGAGCCGATCTTGTTCGACGGATTGAACAGACCTGCGGCTGCCTTGACCATCGAACCGTTGGTCGCCGGATCCCACACGACCGTGCGACGGCCATCACGCGGGCATGCTTCGTTGTCCAGCTTCACGCCAGCATCGAGCAGAACCTTGATGTCGTTCGGCGTGGTGCCGACCGTACCAACGTTGTTTGCCACTTGAGCAGCGAGTGCCAGACCGTCAAAATCCAGCTTGTTGGCGATGGTCGCCATAGCGGGCTTCAGATAGCGGTCTGCGAACTCATCAACGATCAAGGTCAGTTCTTGGGACGAGAACGTGAAGTCAACGTGGAACTGCGTCGTCAGCGTGATAGGCACGCTCGTTTCGTTCACGTTTTCGATGTTTAGGTTCGGGCCGGTCGTACCGACAAAGCGGTTTGGCTTACGAGCATTCACCGTTGCACCGATCTTTGCACCAGTACGGGCGAATTGATCGGAATATTCGCGGTTAGCGCGCGAGGTGAAAGACAGGTTGTTCTCAAGAATCATCAGCGATTCATCGAGAATCTTGGTCGGAGTAAGAAGCGTGTTTGCCATTTAAAACCTCATTTACGGTTCGCACGCCGCCACGCCGCGTATTCCTCCGTTGATCCGAATTCGGATGGCTCGGGAGACGCGGCTCGCCCATTTACGGGGCTGATTGGCGGTGGTGCCTTGGAGACGGGAGGGGGGGAGGTTTTGGAAAGTGACGCTTCAAGGCGCGTCAATTCCATCGCCATTCGCAACGGAGGGAGGGACAACAGGCGCTCTGCGGCTTCAGGGTTTTGGCCTAGGTGGTGAATAACCTTGTGGCCGCCATCCATTGCCGTCACGGCTTCAAGAAACTCTTGGGGCGCACCCCCAAGCATCCCGAACGTGCGCAACGAAGCTTCCCAATCCGGAAAATCCTTTTTCCCGGCTTCGAACGTCTTGTTGCAGGCTTCATCAAAGCGCTCTTGCTCAAGCAGTCGCTTGGCTTCCGCGCGGATCTGCTCTGCGGTCAGCGGCTTTTCTGCCGATGGCTGCGATTGATCCGCTGGTTGCTGGTACTGCCGCAATTGCGCTTCCAATGCTTCGCGCTGGCGTCGTTCCTCGTTCTTCTCCCACGTCAATTTGTCGATGCGGCGTTCTGCCCAGGTCTTGGGTTGCTGCTGAGGCGTCGCATCGCCGGTATCTGCGGGGGTCTCGGTGCCCGATTCCGAATGGGTTTCAGCGGGCTGTTGCGCCTGTTCTTCCGTAGGCGTTACGTCTTCTTGCGGGACTGCGTTTTCTTCGGTTTGCATGGACGAATCCAAGAGATGAGCCTCGGTAACCGCCGAGTGCGGACGAAAAAAAACCGCCCGAAGGCGGTTTGGTTTGAAGCTGAGGCGGCTTAGCGTTGGCCGCCGATGATGTATTGCTCGCTGGCCGGCGTAATCGAACCTGCGGTCGTGTTCACGTATTGGATTGCCAAGGTATTAGCGGCAGACACACGAACGTTGCCGATGCTCAAACCTGCCTGGTGCGATGCCTTGTTGATGTCAATTGAGTCACCGACTTGCAGACCTTGGACAGTGAACGTCTGTTCAACACTGGTATTGGCGCCCACAGCAGTAGGGGTCAGTACCTGACGGATAATGAAAAGCGTAGAGACGGGCGTCTGATTCGACGGAGAGCCGTCTTGGAGAATGCCGATATAGCCAGCCATTTATTGCTCCTGTTGAGGTTGAGCGGGCAAAGAAAAACCCGCACTTGGCGGGCTCATGGGAGTGGTTTGTTGCTGATCGGGCGGTGGCGCTGGCATGCCTGTTTGCATCATCTGCATGACCACCTGCGTCGCCACATGCGCAATCATTTCGGGGTCCAAAGGCTGTCCAAGTGCCTGCAAGCGCTTCGTTTCAGCGTCGTATGCCTTGATGTTTACGTCTTGCTGCTCGCGGCCCTTGTAAGCGTCTTGCAGCTGCTGCGACAAGTGCTCGATCATCTGGCCCATTTGCTGCATCTTCTGCTGCATGTCCTGCTCTTGCGGGCTTGGACCCTCACCCTTGATCTGAGGCGGAATGGTTCGATTGATCCGCTCAGCCACGTCGTCAGCCATCGGGAAGTCAGCGGCCTTAAACAGCAGGTCACCAGCAACTTTCATCAGGTCGCGGTCTTGCGACATGATCTGTGTGAGCGCGTTGAATGCTTCCTGACGGCGCGTCTCAAAGTTCGGACCAACCTCGACAGTCACGTCATAGCGCCCAATCGTCGGGTTGTAGATCAGCTTGATGTCTTTGCCTTCGCGCTCTTTCTCGGGCGGCGCAGGCATGCCATTTGCCGTCATCACTGGCTTTTCTTGATTCGGGTCCAGCTCAGCGAACGTCTCCGTACCGTCTTCGCCAAGAATGCGCACCACACGGCGCGTGTCGTAGATCTTGGGAATTAGGTCAATCAGGATGCGACCCGTATATCGGATCGCCCGAGCCACGTTATCGATAAAGTGATAGGTCGCCGTGTCGCCTTGGCGTTGACGCGCCTGGATGGCCACGCCAGCCTGCGCATTCGACGGCTGGCCGAACTGCTCTTGATACTGGCCCGATGCCATCATCAGCTCTTGTTGAGCCGTCTGCATGCCTTGCAGATAGGCCGCAGCACCTACAGGCGGTTGCTCGCGCTGCGGGCGCGGGATCTCGTTCCCGTTCTCGTCCCTAGAGTTGTACGGCAGGTAAGGAAGATTATCGAGATTGGCGCGATTCCATTCGCTCTCGTAGCCCTCAATAGCCTCAGCCGGAGCAATAAACGGCGTCTTGGTCTGCAGCGCAATGAATTCGACGTTGGCCGACGACATGTAGTTGTACATGCGCTGGGCGTCTTTCAGATTGCGCGTGTGGCCTTTGCGCTCGATCTTGCCGTCAATTATCCGCTCTTCGCCAACCACGCGAACCAACGGGATGAAGCGACCAGGCCAAATCTTCTTGTCGATAACTGTGTTGCCCGCGATCTTGCACCAGTTGATCTCTGGCGCCATCACATCGCGCTTCATCACTGACGGGTCTTCCATCAGGGCCTTAGCTTCTTCCGGGTCTTCCACATCCGACAAGAGCATCGGGCCATTGATTGGATGGTTTATCAGCGTTTCTTTCTTGGTTCGCTTGTAGAAGTACTCGGCAACGCGGATCTTGTCCTTGTCAATCCAAGCATTCCCAGTGCGATCAAGCGGAAAGTTCACATCTTTCGCTTCTTCGCCCGGATACTGCGCCTCGAATTCCTTCTTGGTGATGTCCTCGAACACAAAGCCGAACTTGGCATCCGCGCCATCCGCCGACTCAATATCAGGGTCAAGATAGACCGTCATCGGGTCCTTGACTCGGCGCAGGAAGATTTCTTGCTCGAAGCTGCCGTCATGCGCGTATTCAGTCACCACACGCCAGTAGCCGATGCCACCCTCTACCGCAAACTCAGTCGCTGTGTCATACACAGTTTCGGCGTGCGAGTTGTATTCGATGTGCCGCACAATGCCGTCTAGGATCTTGGCGATCTCTACGTCCGCATTGCCGTCAACGGGCAGCGTCTTGATGCTCGGCTTGTTCTTCTTCGCGTCGTTGATGATCTGCAGGTTGTGCTGACGCGTCTTGTTGATCGTCAGGCAAGGGCGATTCTCACCCTCACGCGAATTGCGGATATGATCCGGCCACTGCCAACCGTTGTCAGGATCACCGTTGGCAAACTTCACGTCCTCAACAAAACGACGACGAAACTCATCCTCATACTCCTGGCATCGTGCGAAGCGCTCTTGCGCCTCCTTCACGATGGGATCGAGTTCATCATCTTTGCGTTTGCGTGCCATTTAGCCCATCCAACCCCCGGCGCCTAATGGCACACGGATGCGATTCGTTTTGTCCTGTTTCTTTTTCGGCTCTCGCATTGCGACAGCAAGATAGCGGAAAGCATCTGCACCATGCGATGCCCAATCGTGAAGCGGTTTGCTGCTGTATTGCTGCGTGTCTGGATCGACCTCATAGCGGTAGTTACGCAGACACTGAATGCCGTCTGCGCACTTCTCAGCATCGAACCAGCACGCGCCGAAGATCGTCCGGGCCGCGTTGATGCCGTCCGCTACACTGCTTTTTGGCGTGATCCGCACGTGAAATCCGGCCGCCCGCGCTTGCTGTGCAATCGTCCGCTCAGATGCAAGTAATTCGTTATCAGCATCATGAGGCAGCCACGTATCGCCATAGACATACGGTTTTCCTTGCAGATGCTTCAGGTAATGCGCCAGGGCGTGGCCTTGGTTCTCGTAGTAGTCAATCACTCGGAACTCAAAACCCACCATCTGCGCAAACCAGATCGCTGTTTTATCTGCTCGTCCCAAGTCCCAGAACGTATGAACCGGCTTCGATTCGTCGTAAGGAACACGGGTAAAGCGCTGCTCTTCCGTAGCCCTGCGCACCTCGTTGGCATAGATCGCACCGTCAAGCGTTTGCTTGCAGTGACCCTCCCACACCGTTAGGTATGCATCAGGGTCTTTCGCCTTCAGATCGTCTTTTTCCTGTCGCAACACCTCGGGAAACCAAGGGTTATCGCTCCAGTTGATCTTCTGAACGATGCTGTTTGTCGGTGGATTCACAACAAACCGCTGATATGTTTCATCCGCCTCTAAAGATGGGTTGAACGTTATCCAGATTTCCGACCCCTCCTTGCGGATCGTCGGAATCAACGTGTCCCATGAGCTTTTGCTGATCGTCTGGGCTTCTTCGCACCAAACGATGTCAACGCCCTCAAATGACTTAATCTTCGTGACGTTGTGCCGCAGGCCGGCAAAATAGAACGCAGAGCCGTTCTTCCCGATGATTGTCGTGTTTTGAATCTCGTAGAACTCTGACAGGCCCAACGCCTTAATCTGATCGCTCAACAGCGCGTGCACAGACTCACTGATTGAGTTTTGGAACTCACGAGCGCAGAGAATACGCAGAGGCTTCTGCGCCCCAAGAATCAGAAGCGCTCTAGCAACACCCCAAGACTTCGCACCGCCTCGACCGCCATACAGCACTTTGTACCGCGAAGGCTGAAATAGGCACTCCAGCTTCTCGGGAAACTCAATGTCCATCTGGCCGCTTGAACGTTACAGTAATGCCAGCGAACAGATCAGAGCCGTCCTTACCGCTGACCTCAGTCTGAAGCGGCATCAGCTTGCCCCATAACTGATAGAATGGCGTCGGGTTCTCTTGCCCCCATTTGATTAGGGAATCAACGCCGCCAAGCCCCTCGAACGCTTCCACTAGTGCTTCCTTAACAGCAAGCGTCGTCTTGTTTTGCGAGCCCTTTTTACGCCCCGCACCTTCAGGCCGTGGTTTGCCTTTAGGCCAAGCCATGAACTTATCCTTACTTATCTGAACTTATTTGTTCTTGCCAAAAAGAAGCCCCACCGGCTTTTGACCGGCAGGGCGCGAGTGGTTGGATAGCCAACCTGGAGGAGACGCTTCGAAAACTCTTGCGCAGCGCGAACTGCAGGTTGAGGGAAAGCCGGTCAGGAGCTCTGCTACGCCGCTCGCGTGGCTGCTAGGCTTGCACTTACACGCTTCGCCCCTGTTCTTCAGTAGCCGTTGGGCTATCCCTCACAACTGCGTCATGCCCCGCGCATAGTGCGGTGGCCCCAGCAACAAGGCCAAGCCAGTTCCCGGCTGTTGCTGTAGACGGGAGGAAGCCCATGACGCATGTGTGAAGGCCCCATTGGGAAGCCAGACCCAGGCCCAGCGCGATATATGCGCCGTAAAGGCAGTGCTGGCGGATCTGGCTACCGAATGGGGCTCAACATCTCGGGCGTCACGATGTTCCTTGCGACTTGCCCGTATTTCTCGTGATACGTGATTGACTGCGCTGCACGTTCCGAGATCCAGCCGCCACGAGCTGCATATGCGTCCCTGGCTGCCAGCGTCGGATGCTGTATCACAGTCATCCCGGCATATTCCTTTTCGTCCACATGGTGCCGGTGGCCAGTGTGGCAATAGCGCTTCGTTGTCTGGCCCCACATCCACGCGAACTGCGCCGCAAACAGGCCGGGAAGCTGCTCGTTCTTGACCTTGTGGCCATGGTGGAAGGCCAACATTACGTCGCCGTGCCGCACCACGTAGAACGGCAACTCAGATGCGTTGACAGTCAGGCGCGGCTCTTGCTCGTACAGGGCTGCAAACATCTGCCGCAGCCATACCGAGCTAGATTCATCGTGATTGCCTTCCGCCACGATCAGATGCACCTCTCGGTGTTTCTGCAATGCGTGGTCGATCAGTCGACGGATCACGCGGATGGCACTTGCCACGATCTTGGAGAACCGCCCGTCAGTGTCCAGCACGTGGTGATGCGCCGGAGTTACAGGAAGCAACCCATCCGTGTGCAGGAAGTCGCCTTGCAGAGCCAAGACGCATTTCTCAGCCTTGGGCGACGATTCCACCAAGTGCAGGAACGCGGCCAACAACATCTGCTCGGCAATCTTCAGATCCCAGTCAGCGCCGCCTTCCTTGTGCCAAGCCAGCATTCCGAGGTGGTAGTCCGTGAAAACCACCAGATTGCACAGCGCACTATCTGTCTTGCCATCGAACGGCACTGGCTTAACGCGCGGCAACTCTTCTGCCATCGCATTAAAGGCCGCTTGCATCATCTCGGCTTGCTTCTGGGCGTCTAGATCCGATTTCACCCACTGCAGCCGAGGCTTGCCAAACTCATCGTACAGCGTGGACGTGCCGCGAACTTTGTAGCCTTCCGGCACAACGTGTTGCATGTCGTACTCGGGGCTGAATCCGCGCTTGGCCGCCTTGTATCTAATACGCCGAATAGCGCTGGATACCGTTCCGCGCCCAACGCCAAGGGCGACGGCTGCCTTGCGCTCGCTACCGTGCTTCTCGATGGCGTCTAGAAATTCGCATTCCCGCGCGGTCGCAAAGTCACGTAACGAGGCCATCAGCTATTCAGCTTGGCATTCCAGCAGCCGCACCACTCTTCGGGCAGGATGGGCGGAAATAGGCTGGCTGGCTCGCCGTCTTCGGGGTTCACCACAATCTGCGGAGGATTGCGGCGGCAAGCGCTTGTGTCCTCGTGGTAATAGCGGCAGCTAACGCATGCAACAACAAGCTCCGGCTCTTTTGCCTTCTTTGTTGCCATGCGCCACCCCAAATAAAAAGCCCGCTCAAGGCGGGCACACGAATTACACCTTACGCAAAAGTCTAATATAAACAGTAAAAACGTGAATGGTGATTTTGCGTAACTTAAATTACACACTTAGTCTTCAACGCATTCGGCTTTCTGGGAAGACAATTCCAGATGCACGCGCTTGATGGTTGACGCCCATTTCAGCGCCAGCCGCCCAAAAGCGTGGACCCGGTTGTAAAACGTCTTCCTTGAAATCCCCATCTCTGCAGCAATGACCTTGATGTCGGAGGCTTTGTAGTAGTAGTAAAGCCAAAAGCACATTGCCCCGTTTGGATTGTCTTCCTGCAGGCGCTGAATAGCCATATTGAAGAAGCTAAGTTCGGCGTCCATCGGGCCGTCTGGTTCCCTCGGCGCAACCCTCTGCGGCTGCATGCGCGCCAAGATGTTCGGCGGTAACTCGGGCGGGGCAAAGTACTTCCGCGTTCGAGCCCAATGCGCCCAATCTTGGCAGCGCGCGTCCAACTCCTGATCGTCCATCGTCCCTCCCTTATAGACACGTACCGTCAGCGAATTCCCCGAACGCATGTTCGTCTGCGCACTCATGGGTGCGGGATGCCCCATTCCATGCGTTTGCAGCCCGAACCTTCCATGCCTTGAGCAATTCACTGAAATCGTAGCGGTCTACGTTGTTCTCCAGCGGGTAGTAGGGCGTCTTCGTGCGCCGATAGAGCAGTGTGTTTCCGCAGAAGCTCTTACGTGGCGCCGGAAACTTCTCGACCAAGCCGCGCTTTGCCATTGCGCTCAGAGTTTCGCGAACAGATGAGCGAGATCGCCCAACTGCAGCCGCCACCTCATCACAGGTCACGACTTCCTTGCCCATCTTGTCTACCTGTTCACAAACGATCTTGATGCTTGCCTCTGCGATAGTCATTTCGCCACCTTAAGCAATCCGCGCTCAATAAGTTGCTGCATAGTCTTCACATACATGCGGTTCCAGAAGTCGCGCCGTTCTTCACGAAGCCAATTCTTTCCGCTATCCAATTCTCGATGGCAATCCACACACAAGGCCGCTACAAGCGCATCAGAGGTTTTGATACCCATTCCCTTGCCTTCATTTCTGTGCGCCGCCTGAGTCATTCCGTTAATACCGCAGTTCATACACGGAAGTTCGTGGATTACCGATAGAAGCTTTCGATCTCGATACGTCATCACTCCTCCCACTCCACCTTGACCGTAGCAATGCAGTCGTCACCGTGCATCTTTGCGACTTCTTTGGCTACATGCTCTGTTGGATGTACGAACCCGTTGACTCGCGGCGGAGTGTTGCTGTGCCCGCGATAAAGATTCACCCAGCCGTGGTGATGCTTCTTCTCGTGTTCCATGGCTAACCATCCAATCCGCAAAGGAAGTCTGTCGGGCAGTCCAAAGCCTTAGCCAACCGCACAAGGCAATCCACCTTTGGCTGCTTCTTGCCCGTCTCGTAGTAAAAAACTTGGCTGCGGCTCATCTCAGCTTCTGCGGCCAAATGATTCAATGTCATTCCGCGTTCTTCACGCGCCTGCTTTAGGCGTTCCGCAAAGATCTTCATGATTACCTCGTCTTAACCAACTTGGCGTTATCTCGCAAATATCGGTACATGGACGCCGTTTTTTGCGCTGCCTCTTCGCCCGCCCTAACCAAGGCGTCATACCTAATGAATGGATAGTGAGCGCCGGTCAAAGATTTGCCACAGCACTCCCCCTCATTGCGCTCTGAGTATTCAATGCCACAAAAGAAACAGCGCATGATTACCTCCCAGCTAACCTAACGTGGCGAATCCATGGGCAGTTGCTCTGTGAGTGGCCGTAGCCGCCACACCGCGTACACCAAGTGGTAGACATGGTGCCTCCTATTCGGCAAATTTCTTCAAGCAATGCAGGGCAGAATGATTTTGGCGACAAGCATCCCACTGCGCCTTATCTGTAGGTGTCATGGATATGAAAATCATCGCCACCACAAGCACCAAAATGCTTATTGCTTCGCGCATGCCTTCCTCCTAACTAACGTCCTTCAATCAACCGCCGATGGCCTCAATGGCCTGTTCCACGCTTTCCACTACTCGAACGCATTCACCCCATTGGGCGTGATACTCGATCTGATCTGGCGTGAGCTTTCGCTGACTAGGCGGCTTACTGCCGTCCTTCACTTCGAGCAACGTCAGAACGCCGCGCCACATCACCAGCAGATCGGGGAAGCCGCGCCCCATTGAGTGCATCGGCTCGACCCTCGCCCCAATCTTCCGAAGCGCTGCCACAATCTCGGCTTGGTTGGCATCTACCTTTGCCGCTCTTCTCATGGCTTGCTGCGCAGGCCGCGCCATTGTCGATTTTGGTCTGCCGTCTTAAAAACAAGCCCCCATTTTTCAGCGTCTTCGCGGGAAAGACAGGCGGTTCCCCACAACTTGCCGTTCCAATACGAAAATATCGGCCACCTGAACCCGCTATCAAGCTGCATGGGCTCGACCTCATACACCCCCACATGCACCGGCTTCACCTCAGCCGGAAACCATGGCGTTAGTTGGTCTTCTTTCATGCTTCCTCCGGCGCCTTAAGCGCGCTGTATTAGTCAAATCCACGGGTTGCTTGCGGTGCGCGTCTTGGCAGCGGTGGAGGCGTATAGCCTCGCTCCAAGTCGTGAAACACCGCGTATTCGCCTTGATAGGCAAGCCTAACCATTCCCGTTTCACCTTGACGTTGCTTGCTGATAATTACTTCGCAAACGCCCTTAGCCGGAGAATCGGGGTGATAGACCTCATCGCGGTACAAAAACATGATCGTGTCGGCGTCTTGCTCAATCTCGCCAGAGTCACGGAGGTCCGCCATCCCGGGACGCTTTTCTTGGCGGTTTTCCAAGCTTCGATTGAGCTGGCACAGTGCGATGATCGGGATGTCCAATTCCTTCGCCAACGCCTTTAGGCCACGCGAATAGCTGCCGACCTCTTGGTTTCTGTTTTCGCTTGGGCCGCCAGTCATAAGGCCTAGGTAATCGACCACGAGAAGATCTAGACCATGTTTCCGCTTGATGGCCCGCGCCTTACCGCGAATATCAAGCAAGCTAAGGCCCGGTTGATCGTCAAGAAAGAGGTTCAAGTCAGCAATGCGCCCAACTGCTGCCGTGAAATGATCCCAATCCTCTTTGGTCATCAAATGGGGTTCGCGAAGGCGCCCCATGTGAATTTTTCCAAGTGCCGAAATATTTCGGTCATGCAGCTGATCGCGCTCCATTTCCATAGAGCAGACTAAGACGCTGCGATCAATCGAAACGTTGCGAGCGACGCCAATCGCAAACGCTGTTTTCCCCATGGAGGGGCGGCCCGCAACAATGATCAAATCGCCACCACGCATGCCGCCGCCAAGCTTTGCGTCAAGATCCCTAAAACCGGTTGGTACCGCGCGAATTTTGCCTTCGGTGGCGGCCTGCAACTTATCGATGTAGTTGTTTAGGTCGTCACTTGCGCGGACCGGCTCGCTCTTTACGCGCTCTTGCGCCAAGCTTTCAAGCCGAGACTGCACACGATCAACGACAATTCGAGCCTCATCGGCGCCAACAACCATTTCCGGCACGTCTGCCGCCAAAGCCAGAAGCTGGCGCTTTACAGCCCTATCACGCACCACGGCAGCGTATCGCCCCACATTTGCAGAGCTTGGCGTTGCCTGCGCAAGCGCATTTAGGTACGCCAATCCGCCAATGTGCTCAGCATCGCCCTTGGCCGCAAAGCGCTCATACACGGTCACAACATCGGCTGGATGCCCGGCAGTGATAAGTTCGCAGATCACGCCGAAGATAGCGGCATGGTCAGCGCGGTAAAAATGTTCACGCGACAGGCCATCAACGCGGTCAATGGCGTCGTTGTCCAGCAAAAGCGCACCAAGAATCGACTGTTCTGCTTCAATGCTGTGTGGTGCGGTGAAATCGTTGCGTGCGGTCATGCTGCGTCTCGGTGTTCTCGTTGAACCTGAATACCTCGGGTGGTAAGGACAAATTCACCCGCCTGATCTCGCCACAGGCCGTACCAGTTCTCGCGTACGGCATTGCCGAAGTGCTTGCGCCAGTCCCGATAAAGCTTCCGGCTATCGCTGTACTTCCGGCGAAACTCGAGCCAAGACAAGCGGACGAACTCAATCGGTAGGTTCTGCTTGGCTGCGTAGTCAAAAATCGGATCGTCTTCAGGGATCGGCTTTTCGCCAGCATCCTTGCAGGCTTGAATCCATCGGTTGAAAGTCGTCTCGTCGCGACGCGCGCGTGCTTTCTTTTGTGTTTCTTTTGGAAGGTTTTCTTTTGTGTGTACCGATTTGGTACTACCGACCTGTACCGATTTGGTACTAGTTGAGTACTGATTTGGTACACCCTTCGATAGTACCGATTTGGTACACCCCTGTACCGATTCGGTACTATTTGGCGCTACTGGCGCAAGCCCCGCACCAACCTTCGTGGCACGTTCGAGCGGCAACCAATCGCCATACTTCTTGTTGATACCCAGCATCAAGCCAAAGCGTCCGGCAGACTTCGAAATCACGTTCATGCGAGCAAGCTCGCCCAGCACTGTTGTCACGTGCGGACGCTGCATGTTGCACAGTTCAGCGATCTGCGAAGCAGACATGTCATCCTCTTTCTTGCCGTAGCCGTACGTCTTCCGAAGAACGGTTAGCAAAACCAACAACTGCCTTTGAGTGAATCCAAACCTGAGAATGGCCTCAAATAGCTCATTGGCTATGCGCGTGAAGCCGTCTTCAAGTTGAGGGGATTGCTCTTCCACATGACGCCTCAGTTACCGCGTAGTGCGCGCCTTCATCATTGCAACCAAAGAGCGGCACAGGACGCTAACCTGGGCCTTCTTGGCATCCTTGTTTTTCAGCTTGCCGATGTTGCGAGCCATTGCATCTTGTTTCTCGTGAAGCTCAGGCTTTGGATTGAACAGGTCGCGTTTCATGCCGCGCTCCTCATAGCCTCAAGCTGGTCCTCTAACTCACGAATGCGGCGCTGCTCTGGCGTTTCAGCCACCGACCGGAAGCCGCACACAGCGTCTTCGTACTGGCGGATGGCCCAGTTCCCACACAGCGCCTGGAATTTGATGCGGAAGTCGAACGGCAGATATTTCTTGCCGCTCAAGATGTTCGACAGATGCGACTTGGGCATGCCGAGCTTTGCCGCCGCATCACTGATCGAGTAGCGCACGCGCCGTTTGGCCCAGCACAGAACCGTTGCATCGCTCTCATTGCGAAGACGCGCGATCAGCTGCGCGGAAACCATCTCAGGCTCACCGACCGCAGAGAAGAAGGGCATCTCTCGCTGGGCGCCGTGCATTTGTTCTTTGTGTTCCATGTGGCGTTCCACGTACTCGATTGCGTAAAAAAGAAGGCGTGCGACGGGCACGCCAAAAGGGGGAGATCAGTTCTTGCGCGAGACCTTCACGCCGTCCCAATTCGCCTTTGGATACTTAAGGCGGAGGAATTGATACCGAGGGTGCGGAATACCTTCGGTCTTCCACTGAGAGACGGCGGAAGGTGTCACGTCGCACTCGTCTGCGAGTTTCACAGTACCGCCCAAGTCCGTGATGAGCCGGGAGGTTTCGGGGTGAGGTGTCGTCTTGTCCATGCGCTCAACTTTAGTCCACTAAAGCTTAGAGGTCAAGCACGCTATAGCTTAGAAAGTTAAGCTCACTTAAATGAACACACTTGCAGATAGACTCCGGCATGCGATGACGCTGCGCGGGATTGAGGACCAGAAAGTGATCGCAGAAATGGGCGGCGTCACTGAAGGAGCGGCCTCCCAGTGGCTAAACGGTGGCACCAAGACACTGAAAGCCAGTACGCTGGCCCGACTATCCAAACGGTTGCGCGTCAATCAGGAGTGGCTTCGCACTGGTGTGCCACCGATAGAAAGTGACGCTGCATCGTCTTCTGAATTTGACGACTTCAGTATGTTGCCGCGCCTAGCAGTGAAGGCTGCCGGAAGTGCCGGAAGGGGCACCCTAGTATTTGTAGAGGAAGAGAGAGGCGGCCGACTTGCGTTCAGGCGTGATTTCCTGCGAGGGGAAGGCGTCAAAGAGAGTGAGGCCGCCATCATCTATGTGACAGGCGACAGCATGCAGCCAACAATCCCGGACGGCGCCGTTGTTCTTGTGGATAAAAGCATGCGCGAACTCCGCGACAACAAGATATATGCCATCTTGGTGAACGGCGAACTCAAGATCAAACGACTTAGAAGGGGCATTGGGGGCGGCATCGTCATAGTGTCTGACAATCCGGATAAGACCAATCATCCGGACATCACTGTGCCACCTGACAAGGAGAACTTTTTGCAGATATGTGGCCGCGTATTTTGGATGGGTACAAGACTATGAGATGGTGCGCCCTGTTAGCCGCCCTGGCATCGTCAATTTTGTGTGCATGTCATCAACGCCTGGAGGCGGACTTCAGCGACTGCGTGGTATCCGTGAATGCCAAGATGCTGACGAGCCAGCACTATGTATTTCATGACGAACGCCCCCCGTTCTGGCAAACACTAGAAAACTTGGAGATGGATCAGTGCATGCATGTTAGGGGCTGGAACTTCAGATTGAGCGCTAACGATACATGCCCCGACCACCGTAGCGCTGTCTGTTATCGTTAGAGACCTTCCCCAATAGCAGCGCCCGCTGTATGCGGGCATTTTTTTGCCCCCAAACTTTAGTCAACTAAATTTTCACTTGCACTACAAACTTTAGTGGACTAAAGTACCTCCATCGAACAACGCACCGCAGATGGAGAAGACGATGGCAAAGAAGAAAGCGCAGGCGGGAGAGGTGGTCACGTCCTACAAGGGCTTCAACCAGGACTGGACATGCCGCGACTTCCAATACGAAGTGGGCAAGAGCTACGAGCACAATGGCGATGTTGAAGCTTGCTCGGGTGGCTTCCACGCTTGCGAATACCCGCTGCATGTTCTGCGCTACTACAAGGCATCGCAATCGCGCTTCGCCATCGTTGAGCAAAGCGGCACGCTGTCTCGTCATGACGAAGACTCGAAAATCGCCAGCTCGCATATCTCGGTGAAGGCCGAGATTGACATCGCTGGCCTCATCAAGGCTGCCGTGAAATACACGATGGATCGCTGCACGCCTGCCGAGGGCTCGGTGGGTGACAAGGACAACACTGTCGTCAAGGCCGAGGGTAAGAACAAGAGCGCGGTTGCATCGGGCTACTCCGGCGCAGCCACCGCATCGGGCGACTACGGCGCAGCCACCGCATCGGGCAACTCCGGCGCAGCCACCGCATCGGGCTACTCCGGCGCAGCCACCGCATCGGGCTACTCCGGCGCAGCCACCGCATCGGGCTACTCCGGCGCAGCCACCGCATCGGGCAACTACGGCGCAGCCACCGCATCGGGCGACTACGGCGCAGCCACCGCATCGGGCGACTACGGCGCAGCCACCGCATCGGGCTACTCC